GTCTGGAACATAACCCGTTCCCATATTGTCGGGATCGACACTCCATCTTGCAGCGACTAAATCATCACCTCCTACTACTGTCTTTTTCCATACTTCTAAATTAACTTTTAAACCTGATCCACCTCCGGAAAAGCCAGAAGCATATTGAACTGACACGCTGTATGTTTGACTCGTTGCTGGAACGTCTTTTAAATCATATTTGTCAATATAAAACTTTGTTGGATCATTATTAGGATGTCCACCTTGAGCATTTAGAGAAGCAACAAATTTACTTGTTATTCCGTCATTAAGCCAATCGTTGTAAAAGGTGACATTAGGCCAATACCCACTTCCTCTTGATGTTCCGCTACCTGGACCACCCCAATAACCACTATCTCTGCTTATATCAAACCAAAGACCCCAACCATGTCCAGCGTACTTACCATCGTTATCCTTCCATTCGGTGTAAAAAATAACTCTATTAGGTTGGTAATAATCAGTAAAATTAGGATCTAAAATCCATTGTTGTGAACTTGGTATTTGGAACGCTCCACCATTACTCATCCATTGAGAAAGACCGTCTGTTGTTTTTAAAGTCTCAACTTTTCCTGTGTAAAAAGTTTCATCTGGATCACCTAATTTCCATTCTGGATTACTTAATACAGCATCAGTTAAATGATAATCTTCATCTCCAGCAAATCTAACAACAAATCCATTAGAACTAAAAGTTTCAATGTTTTGCTTTTGTTCGTTATTTGACGCATGTAAAAGATTAACTTGCTGATCAACTTTTGATCGATTTCTTGCAATATAATTACCTGGATAAGGTTTAAATCTAAATTCATACTGCTTCTTATCAGGATGTGCAATAGAAATAGAATTATATTGAAATTCATTAGTATTACCTTTAACAGCAAATAACCCAGTGTGATCGGAAGAAATAGTATTAATTAAATCTATCCAATTAGTATTTGAGCCAGCTTCTCGGACTTGTAATTTAAAAAAACTCATTCTTGTAGCAAAAAGATCCATCTGACCTAATTGAATCTGAGTCCTATCGTGCCATGCTCGGTCTAATGCTTGTTCGTCAGGTTGACTATTAACATTGGCAAAACTTATCCTTTTAAATACTTTAGATTTAATACCTATCTCTGTAATCCAACAACTACGACTATTTGTAATAGTACCAAGTGCTAAGCGTTGAATTAAATATACATCGTGACCATCTTTTAGTTGTCTATTTTCTGTATTAGGCAGAACACCTTTCTGTTGATAATATATTCTTCTTCCGTTTATATTCCAAGCTTTAGAATCATTTTTTTCCCATCTTGGGTTGTCAGTATGAAGACTTAAATTATTAAAATTATCAATATCTCCTTTTTCTATAACTTTAAAAGTATATAATTTTGACTGATCAATAGTATAAGGAATTGAAGTCGATATTTTAGAGCATTCAGCAATTGCCGTCCCAATCATATAAGACTCGCCTTTAGCAAGATTACTATCAGCCGTTTCTCTGATTGAACCTGTTGCTGTATCAATATCTTGAACTCCATGAGGATAATATCCAAACTCCTGATCATCCTTTTCGTAAACTTTTTGTCTGCCAACAGCTTCATCACTAGCACCTTTTTGTGCGCCTAAAATTTGGTATTTAATTTCACTATCTAAATTTCCAGCATTACTAGCTGTAATAATTCCAGCACGGATAGGCCATTTAGCTATTTCTACTTTCTTGCGTTTTCTTAACGTATCTCTAGCCGCAGGATTTTCTGATCCTCTAGGTGCTCTGATTAGCTGATAAGGCAACTTGTAATAATTACAATTAGGCATTGGTGCATAAAGACCAAAGACAGTTTGTGTTGATGGATTTCTAGCACTACTTGTAGCTTTAGAAGTTGTTGGATCTCCTGTTTCATCAGGAGCCTCAATAGAAAAAGGATCAGAACTTAAAATTGATTCATCTAGTTTTGATTCGTCGTATTTGCTAGTGCTATCTAATCTATTATCAGATTTACTTCCATCATTAAAATAAAGAGCAACTTTACTGCTGTTATAGGAGTTAAGCAACATATCACCAATTGCATAACCTTCATAATCTGGCTTAAATTGAATTTTCCCAAGAGAAAACAAGGCCATTGCCTTTAGCTGTTGCAACTTTCCAAGGCTTACAAGTTGTGACCATAAAAGCTGAGAGTTAACCCTTACTCCACCATAAGTAAGACCATCTTCAGTTCTTCGATTAGCAAAAATTAAAGGGATAGTACTCCCTAAAACAGCAAGTTCTTGTACAGAGTTAAAAGCAAATTGTGGAGCAAATCTTTTATTACTTATTGCATCTTCTGTTCTTTGAGCACCGCCAGCTTTTAAAGGTTTTGGCTTAGGTGTTAATAAATAACCAACGGCTGTTAAGGCAACAGAAACAGCAACTTGACCAAATAAAGTTAGTCCTCCTGTTGCAGCATTAAAAAACAAAGGCTCTAAGCCACTAGCTCTAA